GGCTGGATTTTGCTGCACTGGCCCGAAAGCCAGTGCGAAGCGAAACGATCGCGAATGTGTGGGAATTCGCTAGGAAAGGTTGGTTGCGGGGACAGGATTTGAACCTGCGACCTTTGGGTTATGAGCCCACGGCCAGAAAACACGCGCCCTAGATAAATCATTGAATAAATCGACTGGTGCCAGCCGATGGTGCCAGCGTAGCCCCGCTGACCGCCTTCCACACGGGGCGTCCCCGGCTTCACTCGGGGCGCGTGGGAGTCCCAGCCGGTCAGCGGGACATGCTGTCAAGCGCAAACACGAGACGCATGGAGTGTCATCCAGTGTCACCGCTGTTCACGGGTGTACGTCTGTCGCGTCGGCTCCGAAAACCGGGCATACACTCCCGCCCATGCAAAGCATCGAAGAGATCATTAAGAACGCCGCATACGTCCTTTCGGAATGCACGAAGCAACCCATCACCTACACACCCGATCTAGTGCGCAAACTGCTCGCACTTGAGCAGGAGATCGCAGACACCATAGAAAGGGCTCCAGAGCCATTTACGGCAGAACTGCACCGCCGCATCGACTATGTCATCGAAGAGCTCGACGAGCTCGCCGGTGCGATGCTGGAGGTGGCCCGACACGATCCGATGCGGCGTGCGATGCTCACCGCTGCGGCAGACGGGATTCGCGCCCGCTGGGGTTGTGGCCACTACAACCGCCACTGACTATTCCGGGTCGATCTTGAAACTGCGCAGCAACCGCCGGTCGTTGGCTGTCAGATTGTAGGCCGCGCGCGGCTCTGGCGACTCTTCAGCCCAGTCGGCCCGCTGTGCACACTCCGCGTTCGGGCACGCTGGCGGCCACGGTTTCGCCAACGCAAAGCCCATGCGGCAGTGGCGGCACCAGATGGTGTGCACCTCACGCGGCGGCATCGGACTCGTGCCCGTCAGATTCCAGCAGCGGCGCCGCGCAGCGCGGGCACGGCACCGGGTCAAGATCCGCTGCGCGTGTCACCGTGCCAACTTTCCGACACACCGGGCAGTACATCCGGGTCCGTCGCAGCGCATAGGATGGCACCTCACGCGGCGGCATGATGGCGTCCGACAATCCGCGCGAGCACGTCGTCGGCCTGCGCCACCAGGTGCTCGACGGTTGAGGCGTCGATGTAGTGGTCCCAGTCCTGATAGTGGTCGAGGCCGCACTCGAGCCTGCCGTTCGGGTCGCGCGAGGGCGACAAGTAGAGCCGACCATCGGCCGTGAGCCGCCGTGTGCGCACCAGCACGCCGCCCATCGCCCGCACCAGCGCCACCTCGTCGCGCGTCCTGACGTTCGGGATCACCGCAATCTCGGGCCGCTTGTCCTGGATGTCGTAGTAGGCGCAGCGGGTCCACGTCTGCGGGTCGATGCGGCGCAGCCCTTCACCCGTGGCGATCAGTCGCTCAACGTCGCGCTCGCGCATCCCGTAGTGCACCCGGGCGACCGTAGCCACGTACGTGCTCAACTCGAAACGCTCGGCGCCGTGCGTCCGCATCCACCGCTTGGCGACGGTCGACTTGCCGCTTTCCGCGCGGTAGCCGACGCCGATCACCGTCACGCCCTGAATGGGCTGAAACTCGGCCATCACTCTCCTCCGCTCATCGCCAGGCCGACACAGGCGAGCGCGTAGCACGCCCAGGCTAGTGCCAGCCACCACTGCCGGTTCAGCGCATAGACCACCGCCGCGCAGCCCTCGAGCACGCCCACGAGCAGCGGGAACACGCGCGGACTCACGCGGCCACCAGCAGCGATACGGCCCGGTAGCCGGTCGCCTCCAGATACGCGTCGAGCTCCCAGATGGTCCCGTCCATGTCCCACACGAGCCCACGCTTACAGAACGCGACGTGGCCGGTCCTGTCCCTGTCGCGCAGGAAGCCCACGATGCCTTCGTCCTCGTCAGGGTCGAACGACCGGTGCAGCGTGAGCGTCGTGCCGAGCCGCTTGGCGATGCGCCGGATCTCGCGCGTGTGCAGTCCGCGATTGTGCGGCCGCTCGGCGCCGGTGACGCGCACGGCCTCCGACAGCACGTCCTCATAGCCGACCTGCAGGTAGATCGACAGCGCCACCAGGGCACAGTCCCCTTCTCCGCGCGAGACTTGGAAGCGCACGACGGCCGGCATCAGGCTGCCTTCTTCTTCCGCAGAAACGTCAGGAAGTCGGCGCCGACCTCCGGGTCGTTGAACACGGTGATCAGCCGCGGGTCATCGTCACCGTAGCGCGGCTGGAACACGATCACCGGGCACACCGTAACCGTCTGGTCAGGTAGCCCGAGCTGGTCGGCGTAGCGGTCGAACGTCTTGTAGGAGCCCACGCGGATCGCGTGCGAGATCAGGCGCGTCATGGGGTCGCGCAGGTGCTGGTAGCCGCTCTGGTGCGTGTGGCCGCACACGAGAACGTGGTCACGCCAGCCCATTTGCGCCGCCTTGGACACGCCGTGCGCCGAGTTCCACATCGAGTGCCCACGGAAGTCGTGCCGCGCGTTGAGGCGAATCTCTCGGCCCTTCGGTGTGGTCAGCGCGATGCGCACCTGATTGTCGTAGAGCACGTCGAGTTCTTGGGCCAGCCGCTGGATCGGGTCGCGCGACTGGCTCCAGGCGTCGTGGTTGCCCTTCACCCAGAACAGCCAGGTGACGCTGCGCAGGAACCATTCAGCCAGCCCCCACGCCTCGTCGGCGCTGGTCGACTGCTCGGCCCAGAGCTTCATCAATCGGCCGTCCCAGTTGTTGTTCACGTCGCCAATCTGGCCACAGACGAGCCCCGGTGTGCGCGCGACGATGTCGAGATGGGCCTTCAGCGTGCGCAGGTCGGTGCCGTCGTCATCGACGTGCGGGTCGCCGAAGATGGCCACGCCGAACGGTCCGGTCTCTTTGATGCGCACCGGGATCAGCTTGCGCGCATCCTTCGCGGTGGCCTTCTGCGAAAACTTCTTCAACCGCTGCGCGATCAGCTCGTCGATGTCGATGTGAGTGTTCGGTAATTCTGGAATATCGAACGGTTTCGGCGCGAGACGCCCGAGCTGCTCGGCCACGCGCGCGGCTTTGAGACGGCTCTCGAAGGTCGGCACCGACAGCCCAAGTTCGGCCGCCGCGTTCTGGCGCGACCGCTGGTGCCGTTCGTAGGCATCGAGCGTCTCGCGCATCACCGAGAGGGCTAGGGGTTTCGCGGCCATGCACTCCTCAATCAGCTTGCGCGTGGAAACGCTGAATCACGAGGCGGTCAGGCTGGCTCACCGATGCCGACGGCACTATCGCAACGGCCGATGTCATATGACACGCGCCTGCGACCAACAGCGCCCCTGCCAGCAGTAGGAACCAGCCTGACATCTGATACCGCCGTCTGCGGCTCATTCGTCCTTCGGAGCGCGCACGTTCAGGCCGATCACGGTTAGGCCGGCCCCCATTGCCGCCTGCGTGCCCAGTTCCTTCAACGACTTGCCGAAGTGGTCCGGATCGATCTTCACGCCCACCATCGAGGAAATGGCCCCGCCGAGCGCGAGCGCCAGCACGTTCTTGATGATCGCCTTCTTCATGTCTCTGTCTCCTTGGTTTACCGCTGCCACGGCACCGGACCGGCACCGACCGGCACGCTGCCCCCATCGAGATATCCGTCGCTGCCCTGCTGCATCGCGGCATCGCCCCACTGCCGCGCCGTCTCCTTCTTGCCGCCCTGCCAAAACACGGGATAGGCCATGTACTCCCCGGCGTAGACCTTCAGCGGCGTAGCTGGCCCCCACGCACTACCACGCGGCCATCCGGCGTATCCGTTACGGAAGCGGTCCTGGTAGCTGCCGCGCACGTTCGGGTTGAACAACCGCGTCCAGTTCTCGAAGTTCGTGTAGGGCGGATCGTCGCGACCGTCTGGGTTCTCGAAGGTGCAGGACTGCGTCAGCCAGCCGTGGAGGTACGGCGCAATGCGGACCCATCCTTCCGCGTTCGGGCGACCGTTGTCATCGCCCCGCGCATCGGTCCCGACCGGCGCGTCCACGTCGCAGACGGTGTGCAGCAGGATCAGCGCATTCGGAAAGGTCTGCCGCCCCCACTGCATGTAGCCGGTCCATGTTGCGTTCGACCACTCGTACTTCGTGGGTTCCCAGCCGGCCGGCACGATGATGCGGAGCAGGCGCTGCGCTCGCTCCGTCTGAAAGAGCGGCGTGAGCTGTTGCGTCTGTTCGAGCGTCCAGTTGTCCGGGTGGATGAACACCACTGGGGCCAAGCCTGAATCCCACAGGTACTGCGCCATGTCGAGGAACTGGTCGAACTTCCCGCGCCAATCGTTCGGCGACCACGCGCCGTGGTAGCCGTCGCTGTCCACGATGGGACCAATCACCGCGTGGGTGTAGCCGAGGCTCCGCAGGTTCTGCACGAGCGCGGCCCGCTGCGCCTCGCTGTAGTTCCACAAGAAATCGGTGGCGCAGATGTTGTTCGGTTGCCACGGGCGCGGGCCGAGGTCACACGCCCACGTCTCGGTCCACATCGCGCCACGAATGCGGGCGAGCTGCTCGAGCGGCACCGATGCCGGGTTGTAGTGCGCGGACTCCAGGTGAATCTCGCCCAGGTCGGTAATCGCGTCGGACGGCAACTGCGGAATGCGCTGCTCGTACGGGTCGAGGTCAGGCACGTCGCTAATGCGGAGATACGCCTGCCATCCCGGCTTGATGATCTCCGCAGGCGTACAGGTCAGGCGGTCGCCACCCCACACGCACGGGACGGTGTGACCGAAGTCGTCGGCAAGCGTCCCGGTCCCCTCACGCACAATCGCCCCATCCGGCGTTCGCACGGTGGCCACCAGTACCCGTGGGGGAGCCGGGGTGGGCGGCTGTGGGGGCTGCGGCGGGCGGACGGGCACACAGCCCGAGGTGACGACAGCGACCACCGCCAACAGCGCCATCAGGATCATCAGGGCCAGCGACCCCGTGACGGCGAACGCTGACCACTGCTCGCGTGTGTTCATTCGTGTCCTTTCAGGCGACATGCTCGAAAAAGAGGTGGTTGCCCACCCGCCCGACCAGCGTGCCGCTCTTCGCCCAGCGTGGGGTATCGCGGAGGCTCGTGGCGTAGTAGTGCGTAGAGCCTGAGATATACTGCTCGTTATGGTCGGACAACGATTTGGGCGTTTGGTGGTTATCGCCAAGAGCGAACGGAATAGGTACTGGGTCTGCCAGTGCGACTGCGGTCGGTTGAGAGACTTCTACGACAGCAACCTCAAGCGCGGTTTGACGCGCAGTTGCAACTGCCTTCGCACCGCGCTGCATCGCAATAGGCTTCTGCGTCACGGTCACACCAGCCGATCGAATGGACGGGTCCGACATAGTCGCGAATACACCTCGTGGCACCATGCGAAGCGAAGATGCTTTGACCCTCGGGTCAAAGAGTTCATTCACTATGGAGCCCGCGGAATCACCATGGATGGTGCGTGGCAAGTGTCGTTTGCACGGTTTCTGCGCGATATGGGTCCGTGTCCTCCCCGTCATACGCTCGACCGCATCGACGTAAATGGGAACTATGAGAAAAGCAACTGCCGATGGGCCGACCAGAAAACACAGGCCAACAACCGACGTCGGCATCATCGCGTGCCATTTCGAGGCGAGTCGTACACACTGTCTGAATTGGCGAATCTCATAGGTTGGAACCAAAAACAGCTTCGCGACCACCTCTCTCGCTGCTCTGACGACGTAGAAGATTTGTTGCGCCGTCACCCTACGCCACCATCGAATAGAAGGCGTGGCGACCAATAATCGCGACCAAATGGCCGGTCTTTGCCCATTTAGGCTGTGGAGATAGTGTCGCCACGACGTAATGCGTGGCCGCCCGCACGGTGGACGGCAGCACACCCGCCACTACCCCGTCCGCAATCCACAGGCAGCGGCGCAGCGCGGCGTCCGTCACCGTCCCGTGCTCGAGGTCAGCCGCCAGCCGGTCGAGCGTGGCGCGGTTCGGGTCAGTCACGTTCCAGCAGGAGAACTGCCACGGGGCGCGACATACCGACGTGAAGGTCTGCCCCCACCGGCCATCCGCTCTGCGGTTTAGCAGCACCGAGGCCACGGCAAGCTGGCCCTCCAGCGGTTCGCCCCTAGCCTCGCCGTAGAGCGTGAGCCCGACGACATCGCGGTCGGTCATGCGTGGCCCTGGCAGTTCGGACACTCTCGACGGGCGCGGCACTCGGTCAGCGTCTCCACTCGCGCCACGCGCTCGCGCACGGCGTACGTGGCCTGCTCCATCGCGTTCGTCCACGCCTGCACTGTCTTGAGGTACGCCTCGAAGCGCAGCTCGAAACGGATGATCACGAACGCTTCGATGAGCACGAGCACGAGCAGCAGCAGGGAGAGGTCCGTCACGGGCGGCGGTCCAGCAGTTGATCCACCTTGGTCTCGATGCGATCAAGCCGTCGCTCGATGGCTGATACTTGGTTCTCCACCACGCTCACCCGTGCGACCACCGCCGCATAGGTCAACATGGCCGCGACCAACCAGAAGCCAATCTGCACCACCAAGTTCACGCTCAGAACGGTGTTCCCGCCGATCCCTTGCTCGTCGTGTGTCATCGGGTTCTATGCCATCTGCTACTTCAGAAAGTGAAGCGGACGCCGGCCGCTGGGTTTGGTAGACTGCCTTGCGAGTGAAGCACCGCCTACAGTCGTTGTGGGACTCGCTGGACGTGGTCATAGGCGCAGGAGCGTGGTTCGTCATGCTTATCGCGCTTCTGCTGATCCTGTGGTCGTTCCTGTAACTTCGTTGAGTAGCGCATATACGCTCGCGCGTGGCATCTGGCGCAGGATCTGTTCGACCTGAGCATTCGTGAGCGCGAGCGCCGCCCTTGATGTCGTACGTGGCGACAAAAGCGCCCGCGTGAGCAGGCTGGCAGAGATACCTTTGCCCACGCTTTCAAGGTCGCCACCAGATGCACCGCCAGCGATGCCGCCCACCACTGGCGCAGCGATTTCCGCGATGAGTGGCAACCGGCGCGACTCCGCACGGCGGATAGCCTTCGTCGCGCCGATCAGCCCCTGTGTCTTCGCCTCAGCGGCGGCCACGCCTGGAATTGCTGATTCCAGTGCGTTCTTCGCGCCATCGGCAATCGCCTTGTTGAACTGCGCTTTTACGGCATCACCGGCTCCAGGTACGTTGCCCTGATTGATCGCCCTGAAGATAGGCCGTGCGATGCGCTGCGCAGCCTGCTTCAAGTCCTTGACGGCCAGCGGCGTCATGCGGCTGTTCTGATTGCTCAGATACTCACTGAACATGCCAGCGACCTGCTTGATCTCGCTTTGCGACAGCGGCTGCTTCGCAATGTCTGTCACAAGGTCGCGCACGGGGCCAGCGGCGATACCACCGGGCGTGAACGACACGCCATGCGCTCCTGCGTCGGTGTACAGTTTCGTGGTGTCCTGACTCGCCTGACGTAGTGCGACCCGAGCGCGTTGGCTACCTTTAGTCGCGCCCGGCACGACTGCGCCCACGGGCAGACGTTCCTTGATGGCTGTCGCGGCGATGTCGCCAAACTCTTCAGCCACTGTGGGGGCCGGGCGGATGGCGAAGTCCATCAGGCCGTGCGCGGCCATCTTGGCACCTCGCACCACGCCAGCGCCTGCGAGTTCTGACGCCCCCTGTGTGGCACCCTCAGTCGCAATCGCCTTTGCGGCGTCCATCGGCGTAGCCGGTGCGGCCTTACCTCGCGCCCGATTGATTAACTGCCGGGCGCTTTCGCCCGCAGCGCCAGCCAGCGCGGCCCCACCTACAGCCCCAGGTACACCGCCTACGCCCATGCCCATCACGGTGCCGCCAGCCCCTCCGATCAGCCCACCGACGCCAGCGGCTACTGTTGGTAACGCGTCTACAGCGGTGTCCGTCCACGTCCGCTCCGGTGCTTGCGCTGGCGGCGCGTCATCCAGCACGCCTGCGTTGCGGAAAATCTGCTCCAGTTCCTGCGCGGTCGGCTGGGTTTCTCCAGTCACCTTGATCCGACGTCCGCTCGGGGCGGTGTAGATGAATGTCGGCATTAGGGGATCACCTGTACACCGAATTTCTTGCCGCCAATCGTCACGGTGTTGTCACCATGCGACGACATCGGTGCGACGGGCGGTGTCACGCCCGAGGCCAAATTGCCCGCCTTTGATCGCAACCCCTTGATCACGCGCGCACGCGCCTGCTGTTTGCGTTTGATGGTTTCCGCCGTATCTCCCGGCACCGCAAAGTAGATCGCTCGGTAGCGGTCGTACTCGGACGGCTGGATCGCGGCGCCCGACTCGTCACGCAGGCCCGCGTTAATGAATTCGTCCTGCGCCGCGCGGTACAGTTGCCCCTTGGGCGAGCGCAGCATGTTCGGAATCTGCACGTTCATCTGCGCGCCCAACTTCGAGAGATCGCCCTCGAATGACGACGCATCGGAATCAGCCGCGTAGGTGCGCCCGAGGTAGTCGGCCGACGACTGATTCTTCTCAGTCGGACGCCCTGCGCCTGCACCATTCGGCAGAACGACCGGAGATACTTCGTTCGTCTCCAAGTTGACGCGCACAAGGCCCGTCGTGCCGTCCGCGTTGGTGATCTGCTGGATAGAGAACCGATCCCGAGGTCCGTTACCAGACGCCCGCGCTCGGTCGTCGGCCTGGTTGTAGTCCTTTCGCGCCTGCAGAATCTGCGCAGAGGTAGGGTTCTCGCCGTAGGTGCGCGCGACAAAGTCCTCAAACGAGCCTACGGACGCAGGCTGGCGCGGCGTGGCCGTCTTGGGCTTCCCCTTGAGCGGCGCGAGGCCCGCCTGTTCCCGCGCTGACGCAAACGGCACCATGACCCCATTGCCAAGGTCGATCATCACGCTGTTCAGGCTGTCCGGGTCGTTCTCCAGCGTCTGCTGCGCGGCCTTGTCACCGAGGAACTTGTTGACCGCCTTTGAGGCGCGTTCCTGCGCGGATGGCGTGTGGTACTTGCGCTTCAGGCTGGCCGCGTCGAACCCACGGAACCCCTGCGCGGTCAGCAACTGCCCGGCTGACTGATACAGGTTCTCCGCTTCGGCGTCCGAGGTGGTGTTCCCCAGTTCCATCTGGAAGCTGTCCAGCACGTTCTTCAGCATGGCCGCCCGCTGGTTCTGCTGCTGCTGGTATGTCCGCTGTTCGTCCTGATACGCCTGGTGCTGGCGGGTGTAGTCCTGCACGGCCATCGCGTTCTGCTGCTGCGCGCGGGCTTGTGCTTGCTGGTCCGCGAGACTCAGCCCCTGCAGAATGCCCGTGCCACGTCCCGGCCCTGCCATCGCCGCGAGCGCCACGAGCACCGACTTCGCAATCGGGTTCATGCTCTTCGCGGGCGCAGGCGTGGGCAGTGCAGGCGCGGCCGGTGCGGGCGGCAGGCCGAGCGGGTCGATCGGGGTGTCAGTCGGTGGATACATGCGGCCCCTACTGGTTCAGAAGGTCGGCAATGGTCTTGGCGAGGTTCTGCCAGAACGCTTGACTCTGCATCTGGTCGTACTGATTGCCGTTCTGCTGCATCTGCAGCAGCGACCCCACGTTGGTCGGGATCAGCGTGTTCCGGGCCAGCTCGAGACGCGAGTCCTGATACTGCGGGATCTGCTTGAACAGGTTCGCCGCCTGCAACATCCGGTTGTCTTCGTTCTGCGCCCACGAGTTGGCAAAGCCCGCCTGTGTGCGCGTGCGCAGCTCGTTGAACTGGCGGTCGATGTCCGACATCGCCTGTTCCCAGGTGCCGGACGTGGGCGTGATGCCGCGCTGAGACAGCCGCTGGGCGGTCTGCTGCTTCATCGTCGTGCGCTGGCGTTCCAACGGGTCGAGCGCCTGCGTCTGCTGCAACTCCTTCGCGGAGTCAGGCATGGGGTTATTGAGCCGGTCCGTGAGCTGCCGAACCAACTGCTCCCACTGCTGCGTAGCCGGGTCTGAGAAGGCCGTGGGGCCATTGCTGACTCCGCCGCCCGATCCGCCGCCGTCCTGAAACGGCTTCAACTGCCCCGTGCGTACCGCTTCCGCGCCGTCTCCGATCGACATACGGTACAGCCAGTAGTCGATCGCGCTCTGGTCCCCCGCGGCCACCTTCGGGTCTTTCGCCATCACGCTGACCCAGTAGTTCGGATCGTCGGTGGACTTGAACTTCCCGAGCTGCTGACGGACCCAGTCCATCGACCCCGGTGTAAACGTAGACCCGCTCGACGACGTATCAGTTGTCGTCGACGTGGTGCCAGATGGAATGGCCCCGTCGTTCGTCTTGCCTCCGCGCTGCTGCACGGCACGCAGAGATTCCCACGACGTAGGAATCGAATCCAGATGCGCTTTGAACTGGGCGGACGACTTGCCTGCGAATGCGTCGATTTCGGCCTGATCGGGTAACCGATACAGATACTTCCAGTACGCGTTGATCAGCGCCTGCTTTTGATAGGCGTACTGATCCGGGTTCATCCCGTTCGGTGGCCCGCTCGGCTGTGACGTGGTCGGAGGCGTATCCGCAGGCGGCGTCGTGGACGCGGATCGTTGACGCGCTTCCGTAGAGTTGGCAATACCCGACTCGTAGTTCGAGACATTACGCCAGTAGTCGTATTCATCGGCGCTGATGTCCCGGCCCAGGTATTTCTTGTACGCCGCCGCAATGCCCGCATCGTTTGACGTGTTGACGACGACCGTGCGCGGCGTCCCTCCGTCCACCGTGGGCGGCTGCTGACCGGGCGAGCCTGACGCGCCGCCACGATTCAGCACCCCGGCCCAGTCCGTCGTCGTGGTTTCGGCGTTCGGGTCGTACGGCGTCGTCGCGGGCGCCTGCGTGGTGCCTGCGACCCCGCCCCGCGCGTTCACGTCGTCCCAGTTCGTCGTGGGCTGATAGACGGCCATGTGTCCCCTACTGCTGATAGATGGTCGGAAGGCCCGCCATCGCCTGCTTGTTGATCGCCGCGAAGAGTCCGTCCTGCGAGGACATGCGCTTCAGCGCCTGCGCCAGCAGTTGCTGCAGTTCGGGCGACATGCTGCCGTTGCTGCCATCGGGTGATCCGCTGCCGGGAACGCCGTTCTTCAACGCCGCGGCGACGGGCAAGAGTTTGGCGATCTTGTTGAGGGGCACACCGACACCGCCGGGGGCCCCGAATTTGGGGGCCGTCGTCTCTGCGCCGCCACCCGGGCCGAAGTACACCTCGGGACTTTGCAGCGACGGCGGCGGCATCATCGCGGGGTCGTTGCGGTAGCTGCCCCGATATGGCCCAATCGCGCTATTGCCGCCCTGCCCCGCCATCAGATTGGACCCGTTGGGGAACTGGAATTGCCACTGCCCTGTCAGGGGGTCGTACACTGGCCGCAGCATCGACACGTCCTGCGAGTTGGGATTGCTGATATTGCGTTCCCAACCGGACCCTCCACCGCCAAGGGAGGGCGACATCACTTTGTCGATTTCGTTGTCCTTCATGTGCTTATGCTCCGATCTGCGTCCGTGCGAGCTGGTCCTGCGTATCCGCGATGTAGGCTTCGTACAGCGCCAGATCGCGCTTGATCTGCCCGGTCGGCGTCCACCACTTCGCGCCCTTCAGCTTTGCCAGTTCGCGGTTGGCCTTCACCTGGTACTTGTGGAGTTCCCACTTCAGCGGCTCCACGTTTGCCCGAGGCCGCGGCTGGAACGCGTACTGGAAATTCGACGCCAGAATCGGCGTGGACTGCGGCAGCACGACGAGGCCATCCTTCGTCTCGTAGTACCGGCAGTTGTCCTTCTCGGTCACGGTGACCTTCGACGGCCCGAGCACGCGCCCGAGGAGGTACTCGAAGTTCGGCCGCTGCTCGATGTACTCGTGCTCGGTCGCGAGGTGGATGCCGTAGATGTGGATTTCCTTCGCGCCCTGCAGGATGACGTGGGCCAGCATCCATGCGGGCGACGAGGTGAAGTAGCGCCCAAACGCCGCTTCAATGTCGTTCTTCGGGAACGCCCGCGCTGTGCGCCACTTCGCCGCGTCGGGCCACTGCTGCGCATACTCCGGGTGCAGCCACACCGGGATGTCCTGCTGCGCCAGCCACGCGCGGTGTTCCTTCGGGCGCACGTAATAGCCCGGCGGGATCTGGTGCGCGAACATCGGGCCGTCGCCCTCGGGATGCACGAAGTGGTCAAGCGGGTGCAGGTCATACCACGCATCGGCCCGCTGAAACCCCTTCAGCCGGTAGGCGTCGTTGAGGCTCAGAATCTTCAGCCCCGGATCACTCCACGGGGTCTGCGTCCACGAGCCAGCCGTGCCTACAATCGCAAAGCGTTCCATTAGCTCTCCACGAAAAAGGTCACCACCGCACCCGTGCTGCTGCTCGTCAGGTAGATGCGCTCCGCATCCGCCGCTTTGCTCACCGTCAACGGCACGAGACTCGCGCCCGCCTGCGTCAGATCCACCACCGGAATCAGCGTGTGCGGCGCCACGCCGAGGCCATGCTTCACGCTGAATTCCACGTTCGCCACACTCGCCGTTGTCGACTCGATCCGATACCACTGCGCGTTGTTCGCTCGCGGCCCCGTGCCGACCTTCCAGTTGTTCTGGAGGTAGTCAAACACCTGGGTGAGCACCCGCTTGGTGTCAGCGGGCAGCGCGTTCAGGAGCGTGTCAACGTAGCCGCTGGCCATTTACCACACCTTCTGCACTTGGAGACGGTTGCCCCGTGTCGCAGCCGTCGAGCCGTAGCTGATCGTGCTGGCCGCGCCGTTCTGCACTTCCAAGCGGAGAATGTCGCCTGCGTTGCACCGCACCAGCCCGCTCACCTGAATCGTGCGCCCTGCGCCGGCAGGGGTGGAGTCATACGTCGTGACTTCCACCGTCGAGTTCTTCGTCAGGTGCAGCGAGATGGCCGAGTTCAGCGTGAGCAGTTCCACCGCGCCCGCTACCAAGTAGACGCCGCTGGACCCAGTCGCCACGGTGATGCGGTCAGGGTTCGTCGCCGTTGAATGGAAGTTGCCAACGTTGAAGTCCTGCGCGGTGAACGACACCGCCACCTGGCTATTGGAACTCTGCCCAATCACCGACGTGGAGTAGACGCGCAGCGACGGCTGCAAGAGGGCCGTGGCCACCGAGGACACGCTCAGGGTGTTGACGGTGCTGTTGGTGATCTGCGCGGCCGGCGCGGTGAGGCGCGACGAGTTGATCGGCGCGGTGCCGTTCAGCAAGCCGTCTTCCAGCGCGGCGATTTCGTCCTGCAGATCGTTGATGTGCGCCGGCTGGATCGTGTCGCCCGCGTTCTTGGTGGTGAAACTCTTGACTGCGTTCGGGTAGCTGGCCATGTGTTATTCTTTAAACTATGTTGAACAAGTCACGCCCAGACGTATCGACTGAGAAAATCGCTGCTATGTATGCTGCTGGGAAAGACCAGTACCAAATAGCGCGTGAACTCGGGATCAGCCAAGCAAGCGTTTCCTACCGCATGAGAACGCTGAATATTCCAAGGCGCACCAGGTGGGAGCGGTACGCCTCGGCTTCCAAAGAGCACGCGCTTGCTCTGTACAACGGGGGCATGTCGGGATATTCGGTCGCCAAGCAACTCGGCGTCACACCGGCAGCCGTTTACGCGATCCTGCGAAACGCGGGCGTGACCATACGAGAAGTCGCCGTCTACCCTACTCGGAGGGGAGAGAACAACCCGGCATGGTCTGGCGGGAGACACATATCCAGAGGTTATGTCGTGGTCTACCACGACCATCCTTCCCGGCGTCAAAAGCGCCGATACGCGCTTGAACATCGAGTCGTAATGGAGCGCCTTATCGGAAGGCCGTTGACGCGAGACGAAATCGTTCATCACATGAACGGAATCCGCACGGACAACCGCCCCGAGAACTTGGCTCTCACGACTCGCAAAGATCACGAGCATTACACCTACGTAAAGTGTCTTCAGGCTCGAATCAGGCAACTCGAATCTCTCATTCAGAAAAAGAACGCGACGTAACTTCCGGCACCAGCCCGACGTGGTAACTAAAGAGCCGGAAGCGTTCCTGCCCGGTGTAGATCGCCTTCAGGACGAATGACCGGCCCTCGGCGGTGAGCGGAAGTTCCTTGTAGAACTGCCGTCGCGTGACGCCGCCCGCGTAGACCGAGGTGCCGTAGGTCGCCGCGCCGTAGGCCACGCCGCCCGGCGTCATCGGCACCGACATGGACCCAGCGGTCACACCGTCCACGACGGGTTCCACGCCAAACGTCCCCGTGTGCGGCTCGTACTCCCCCCGCAGGTCGATGAACCGGGCGCGGAAGGGGCCGAGCGTCAGGCCCGGTCCTTCGTACTCGCCCGTGAGGTTCGAGGAGTTCGCCGAGTAGCCGACGCCCTCTTCGTAGAGCCGCGCGGGGCTGGTCGGCCACGACAGCATCCGGCCCCGGTCGCCGGTCTGCGCTTCAGGCCCGTCGTGCGGGATGTAGCCCGCGATGTCCCGGTCGGTCGACGTCCACGCGGGGTTCTGCTTGGCGCGGGTCTGGTTCAGGTCCAGCACCCACTCCCCCGCAGCGCCCGAGGGATACCGGCGCGGGACCGCCACGCGGAGTTCTTTCAGCCGCTTGTGGTAGACCAGCGACACGCGTCCAAGCGCCGACGCCGAGGCGTTTTGCACCAGGTCAAGCCAGCCCGGCTCGATGTCGAAGGACAGCAGCTTGTCGCTGGTCCCATCGAACACGTACACGCCCGACGCGCCGGCATGGGCCACGCCGTTCTCGATCGCCGCTACCGCCCGCGGCCCAAGCGCCCCATCTTCGGACCCGAGCGACGGGCGTACCTCGAAGTCGAGCGACGACTGGCCGAGGATGATGAAGATCTTGGTGTTGCCGAAGATGATCAGCGTGTCGCCGAGCGGATACAGCGCGCGCACCTCATCGCCCTGCTCGAAGGGGATGTCGATGTAGTAGGTCGCGGGCCACGACTGCGGCTCGAAGATCTGCGTGAACCGAATCCGGTTGGTGACCGAGGCGTCCCGCGCCCACCAGCGGTTCTTCCACACCACGCCGAAGGCGAGGGCCGGCGGCGGGTTGTGGTCCGTGGGGACTTCGTCGCTTGTCGTCCACGAGGTCGAGGTCACCACCAGCGTGGAACTGACCCCACCCGACTGCGCGAGGCTGGACACCTTCCGGGCCACGGTTTCGCCTGCGCTCACCTTGCGGGCGTAGACCACGATCGCGTCGACCTGCGCATCGGTGCTGTTGGGGATGACGACGTTGATGGCCCCCGAGGACGCCGAGAGCGTAATCGTGGACTCGGTCGGCGCGTTGGACTCGTACGCCTGGTCGCGGTCTTTGTAGGTGTAGGTCAGCGCGTACTCGCCCGACGAGATGCCACCCGTGGACAGCGTCGACAGCGTCGGCCCGGAGTTGCCCTTCGCGATCCCGAAGCGCGTCCAGCTCGTGCCGTTGGTGCTCTTCTGGATGGCCGTGGACGCGCCATCGAACACCGCCACCACGTCGCGGTCATTAACGAAGTGCAGGTCGCCCGTGGACAATCCTGAGAGCTGCGGCGTGGTCGAGAGCCACCCGCCCGAGTCCGTCTGGTTGTAGACGCCCCCGTTGTAGCCCACCAGCGTGAACACCGTGCTGGCCTGATTGGGAATCGCCGTGTTCAGGTAGACGCGCTTGGCGCCCTGAATGCGGCCCGCTCCGAGGCTGGCGGTCGACCACACCTGAAATCCCGCGCGCATGACGAGCGCGCCGGGTTCGGCCAGCGAGAAGTTCACGAGCGTGCGGGCGCGATCCGGCTGCATCAGCGTCGGCGCCGTGCGGAGATCCAGCCCCGCCGAGGGGCCGATCACCGGCAGCATCTGGTACACGCGCGCCGTTTTCGCCGCGCGTGTCTGTCCCGCCGACTTCGCCATCAGTAGTCCGTCGAGTACCCGCCGGGATTCATCGGCTTGTTATAGGTGCGCGGGGGCATCGCCTGCGGCGCTTGCTCCTGCGGCATCTGTGGCGCCTGCGGAGCCTCCGGCGCCGGGCTCTGCACGAGGTCGATCGGACGGCCCGGATCATCGATGCCGGTCACACGCGGGGCCGCCACCGGGCCGCCGCCCATGGTGCCCATGCCACCCTGACCACCCGCTCCGAAGATGGCCGCGAGGAGACGGTCGAGGCCGAGCGCGCCGTTCTGCTGGCCCTGCGCGCCCATGCCGCCCATCAGCGCGTCAGGTGCAAAGCCCTTCGCCCCGGTGACCTTCGGGAGGCGTAGCGCGAGCGTCCGAATCGCCTCCTGCACGTTGGCGTTCGGGTCGGTGGGCGGCTGGCTCTTGTCCATCGACTGCGTGGGTGAAAACGAGATGCCGTAGGTGTCCATACGTTTAGCCCTGCACATGCGGCCCGGAGGCCGCGCCGCGAATCCGAGGCGGTGGCGCGACACTGCGCGCAATCTGCCGTTCTCCACACGTCCGACAGACCGGCTCGTCGCCGTCCTGCCAGTCCTGCCGATGCCCACAGCGGAAGATCAGCCGAATCATCGGCCCCGCCGGAAGTAGTTCGTCGCGAGTGCGATCGCCTGCCCGCCCTTGCGTTTCGACGCGCCCACGAACCGCTGCACGTAGCCCATGAACGCTTGCATCTGCTCGGCAGCGGCTTGCGTATCGCGGCGGTACTTTTCTAACTGCGCCGCGGCGTAGTGGACCGCCGCCTGGTGGTAGATGCGCAGGTCCGCGCGCACGTTGCCGCCGTCCGCGAACGGCTCGTCTGTGTCCTGCGTCAACGTCGCCGGGCGCGCGACGTAGGCGACGGTGAGCGTCATCGACGCGGCCGTTGACCCGGCACTCGGCGTCGGCGACAGACCCACGACCAGTTCGCCCGCATCCTGCACGACGTAATAGGCCGTTGGGAGTTGCAACGTGGCCGTGCTGACCGTGCTCGTCTGCCAGCCGGGGCGATACCGCGTCAGCCAAGTACGGTCGACGCGCGGGAGATCATCTCCACCGATGGCGATCGCTGTGCCAGCCGAGTCGGTATACGTGAGCGTGACCCCTTCGGCATCAAGTCGCACGAAGTCGCCCGTCCCGACCAGCGTCGACAGGTTGAGTTCTGCCTGCTGACTGGGCCACGTCAGCGCGTCGAAGCTCTTGTAGCACTCGGTCAGGTCCGCAAACTGCTGGACCCCTTCGTTGATGGCCGCTTTCCGCCGCGCCGTCGTGAAGAGCTGCGTGGAGTCAGCCGACCCGAGTTCGCGGTCGAGGCGTGCGCCGTAGAGGCTGGAGAACTGCGTCATGGCGTCGTCCCCAACAGCGTCACCAGTAGGAAATTGGGCACGGTGTAGGTCACTTCGAGTTTCGGATCATTCGACGAGCCGGTCTGGTCGCTGAAATAGATGCCGAATGCCATGCCCAAGCCACTCGACCATGTCGGAGTCGTTCCCGTGATGTCGTAGGTAGCCTCACGAGCGCCGATACAGGTGATCGTCGTCTTGGACACGGCTGCGAGTCCGGTGGTGTTCAGTGTGAAGGTGTTGTAAGCGTTGGCGGTCCATCCCGCGATGGTCTTCGGACTGCCGGTGTAGCTCGTCGTGCCGAATGTTCCGTAGTCGGCATTGACGACTGCGTTGAACGACGCAGGTGCGACACTCACGAGGTCGATACTTGGCCCATAGCCGTTGTCGGTGCCACCCCCGAAATCGTACAAGGACACCGACGCGGACGAGAGTGTCGCGAGATCGCCGAGTGGGCGTGTGTCGAACGTCAACACGCCTCGGTAGATACGCGCCCATGTGTTAGACACCGTATCAGCCGTGATCTCCACGAAGCTATCCGCCACCGAGTTGTACGTGGAGTTGCCCGCGGAGTTCCGCACGGTCGTGAACGACTCGACTCCAGCATTTGCGAAGCGCCGCACGATGCCGTCGAAGGTCGTAAGACCAGGGTCGCCAGGATCGGGATATACCGTCAGCGTGTCGAAGCCCAGATTGAGCGCAGGCACCCACGGGTTCGCGACCCACGAGTCCCACGCATGGAGCGCGACCCAGAGTGGCCACAGGACATAGAACAACCGCTTGGCGTACTTCGGGTGCGTCCTGAAGTCGGTGGTAAAGGTGCCGTCCCCGTTGTCCACTGTGTAGGCGTGAGGGAGCAGTTGCACGATGGGCTTGGCCCACCCAACATCATGGGAACGAATGGCGAGCACCCGACGCATCACACGCCCGACGAGAGGCCACGCCAGCAGGCGCAGCATCCACGTCTGGTGCTGCGCAAACCACTCCGGTGAGAAGACTACAGGGTGCAAATCACGCGCTCCGGTGGAAGGTTGACGCCGAGATCACTCAGCCAGTCCATCACGCGCTCGCGTACGGCGGCCACAATGTCGGCATCCGTCGCCCACACGCCCACGCGCTTGACCCACCGCTCGCGGCGCAGCGTCCGCGCATACTGCTGCTGCCCGTTGACGATGCCCCCGTCGTCGACGCGGTAGACGCGCACCAGCGCCGACGTGCGAGGTTCTGCCGTCTCCCGGCGAATCGAGGACACCTTGACTTCCACCAGGGGGAACGTCATCACTCGTACCAGCACTGCAAGCTGTAACTCAGCCCAGAGGACGCGGTGTTGATGCGCAGATTGGTGCCAGCCGCCGTGCGGAACAGATACGCGGGCGGCGACACGAACGCCTGTAACGGCTGCGTGGTTGCGCCGATGGCCGACACCTGAAAGCGCCAGCGCATGTACTCGGTCGCCGAACTGTTCCCGTCCTGGAGACGCACAAGCTGGTTGGTGTTCGTCGTCATTACGCCGCCCCAGTGGAGGCAGACGCCGTACACGTAGATGGATTGCCCGGCCACGCTGGTGAAGACCGTCACGTCGCCGCTCGACGCCGCCTGCGCGGACACGTACGTGCTCAGGGGCAGCATGGACCGCACGGCAAGACCGCGCCGCGTGCTGTTCGTGCCGACCGCGCTCGTGCTGGATTCGATGTCGTTCCCGAGGTTGTCCTCGACGCGCGCCGTCACCTGAAAATCGGCCGCGCTGGACACGCCGCCCACGACGCGCACATTCAGCGCGCTGCTGTTGGCAGGCTGGACGGCGGTGCTCTGGTGTTCTGACCCGATGTGGACGGTCCATGTGGACCCGGCCACCGGGGCAATCGTGACGACGCCACCGACCGAGGACACATTGACCGTGGTCGAGCCGCCCGCCACCACATTCATGCGAAGGGCGCGGTTGGTTGAGTCGGTCATGTCGCCGCCGGTCGAGTCCACCGGCAGCGTCCAGAGGGCGCGCACCGAGGACATGCGCAGCACGCCCACTTTCGCTTCAGGGACGACCGACGCCGTGGTGCTGAAGTAGCCCCCGATGGGCGTAATCGATCCGCTGTTCGTGGTAAACGCGCTCTGGTCCGCTTGCGCGGTCCCACCCGACCCGCCGACGATCGTGCCGGCCACCACGTTGACGCGGATGGCCTTGTTCGTCGCATCGCCCGGCTGCACGGCGACGTTCGAGGAGTCGTAGAAGGCCGACACCGTCGTGACCGTCGAGGCGGATGCGTTGATCGTGCCGCTGATCTGAAGCGCGCCAGATGAGTCGAAGTGGAAACCCGCCGAGGACGCCCAGTTGGTGTCAGACGGGGCCACGGTGACGCGCCCCGCGAGGCTCGACACGTTGACGGTCGTCGAGAAGTTCGACACCGAGACGGTGGTACTCAGGGCGTCACGGATCAGCAGTTCGCCGCTGGAGTTGAAGTGGAACCCGGCGCTGCTGGCCCAGTTCGTATCGCTCGGGCGCACGGCCACGATGCCGGCCAGCGACGACACCGTCGTCACCGTCCCGATATTCCACGTTCCCGCCTGCGACACCGTCGCGAGAAAGTCGGCGGCGCTGCTGTTGATGACCGTGACCTTCCCGGCAAGGGAGGACACGTTGACCGTGGTGGAGTAGCCGCCGACCTGCACCGCCCACACCGTCGATGCCTGCGCGACGGTCGCCTGCAGATCCGCCGCGGTCGACTGGTGGACGCGCACAGACCCCGTGCTGACCGTGACGATCGTGGACCCGCCGGCCGATCCGGCCACGACGTTCACGCGGAGTGCGTTGTTGACCGAATCGGCGACGGCGATGCCGTTATTGCTGGAGTCCTGAAAGCGCGAGATCGTGGCAACCGTGGACCCCGCTGCCGACCCCGCCACCACGTTCACGTTGATGGCGTTGTTGGTCGAGTCGGTGACGTTCACGATCGAGCCGCTGGCGTGGTAGCCCGCGAACGCCACACGCCCAGCCAGGCTTGAGACATTCACCGTGGTCGACGTGGCGACTGCCGCCACCGTCAGGAGCTCGCCCGACGAGTTGAAATGGAAACCTGCGCTTGAGGCCCAGTTCGTGTCCGAGGGACGGACCGCCACAATCCCCGCGAGCGAGGACACGTTGACGGTGGTGCTGTAGCCCGCGACGGTGACGTTCAGATCCGCCGCCGACGAGTTGACCACCGACACCTTGCCCGACACCGCCGTCACCGTGCCGATGTTCCACGTTCCGGCCTGTGCGGCGGTCACGGGGTTATCCGCGGAGGTGCTCGACAGGTTCGCGCGCACCGTCCAGGTGCCGCTCTGCGCTGCCGTGACGGGGTTATCGGCGCTGGTCGAGGAGAGGTTTGCCCGAACGGTCCACGCGCCGCTCTGGGCGCTCTGGACGGCGTCCACCTGACGTACGGCGAGGCCATACGCAGAGGTGGACGGGGCCGCGTTGGTGACCTGCGCGACGGCGTTGCTCGAGGTCGCATCACCAATGACCAGAATTTCCTGGTGCTCGACCGTGGACCCGCGCTGGATCGTGACCGTTGCGACCCGCGCCGTAATCGTCGAGGGTTCTTGCAGCCCGAGGTTATTGAAGGCCACTTACCGGACCTTTCGCAGCGTGTAGCCGTGGTACGCGAGTTCCACGACCAAATGCGCGATCGGGTTCGTCATGGTGGACCCCGTGTAGTTCAGACGCAGCGTGTTGACCGTCTGGAGGTGCCGGAAGGTGTTCTCAGCGTTGCCGGGGTCACGTTTCAGTTCGGCTTTCAGATCGCCCCACGCTTCCGGCCGGTTGAACCCGAGATGGGTGGCCGTTCGCTGCACAGCCTGTACGGCCACGGGAAAGACCGGCGATTCCACCAGATCCACCGTGCGCCACACCACCGCCCGCTGCATGGGCGAGAGCAGCCACAGCCGGCGCGCGACCTGCCACAGTACGCGCACCCGGTCGGCCCACACGGACGCCCACCCGCTGATCGCTCCGAACCCTGACGCCATAATCACGCTGCCCTGCCAGAGCGGATACCCCGGCTGGCCCGAGGTGGGCACAACCGGAGTCACCACCGTGCTGCCGCTGTCCGTCCAGTACTGAGAATGTGCCCAGCTCTGAACGGGCATTACGTGAGCGGTTCCGCCTGGATGTAGGCTGTGGCGTTCGCCCCCGTGCTCGCCATGCGCAACTGGAGAAATTCGTTCTTCTCCAGACACGTCGCGAACACGTACTGGCCGCTCTGGTTGCTCGGGGACCGAAACCAGACGGTTTCTTTGGCCGGGTCGGCCAACGTGGACGAATCACGGCGCTCAAACTGCCACGCCGCGTTCGTGTCACAGCCCGCGATGAGCGTCACGCGGACGCACATCGACTGGCCCTGCTGGAAGCTCGCCGTGCCCAACTGGGTCGAATCGAGGAACGCCACCACCGTGGCGGTACTCGGCGCGGCTGTTGGGGCCGAGGTCGAGAAGATCGGCCGGTTCCCCCAGTTGAAGTACGCCATCGGCTATTCCGCCCGCGTCGACGACACGAAGCGCGTGAAGCCGCGAAGGTTGATGTTGAGCGAGGCGATCGGGTTCGCGACCACCGAGATCACCGCGCGAATCGTGGACCCCGCAGGCACCCACTTGCCCTCGTACTCGCCCGCGGTTGCGGTCGGCGTCGAGAGCTGCGGCCCCGTGGTCGACGTGCCCCAGGTGACGCTGCCCACCGTCTGCGCGACGGTGCTGTTGGAGCCGCCGCCCCAGTCGCGCAGGGCCGCGGTGGTGCTGCCGCCCTCGCTCTTGACGGTGACGGTGTTGCCGCCCGACGAGCACGTCGAGCAGTAGCCCGCGATTTCCGTGATGAACCAGTCTTCGTACGTCGGTACGATCCACGAGCAGGTCAGCGCCGAGGACGCTCCCGTGCTGGTGGTCGCAATCGTGGCCGACGCCAGCAGGTTCTTGCCGCCGTAGACCGGCCCCGACTTTCTGGACAGACCCATGTGTGATGTCTCCTTGAATGGGTGTGGGGCGACTCACGCCGCCCCACGATCCAGAACTAGGCGCCCGCGCTGCCGTAGGTGCCGACCCACGTCCACGCGCCCACCGAGAAACGGTGGCGCACCTTGAAGATGCTGTTGCCGGTGCGCGCGTCCTTCGTGCTCGGCTCCAGCGTGATCGGAACGCGGCGGTAGAAGGTCAGCCCGTGCTGGCTCTTGTTGCCCGCCAGCAGGAACCACGCGTCGGCGTCCGTGAGGCGCGGATTGACGATGATGTTCCACGTCCGACGCGCCTTGATGGGGTTGCGGTCGTTGTCCGTGCTGCCCGGCAGGCCCGTCGAGTTGATCAGACGGTCAGCCAGGAACTCGAGCGACGGCGGAATCACCAGATTCCAGCTCGTGACGGGCGCGGCGAGGTGGCCCGCTTCGTCCTTCTGGTCGGTCTGGAGGTCGATCATCGCCTGTGCCAGCGACTGTGCCGAGAGGTCCGCGTCGGTCGACGGACGGTTCTTCGCCGTGCCGCCCGCGCGCAGAACGTGCGCGGTGCTGAACAGCGAAACGCCATCCGGCGTGGTTTCGGTGGTGAACCCGTTGTTCAGCGGGTTCGCCGCGCGGCCTTCCTCGACGTAGCGCGCCGAGAACGCCAGCCACTCACCCGCGCGGGAGAGCAGGTTTTCGGCGTCGTCTTCGAGCGCCGTCTGCGTCACCTCGAAGCCGAGGCCGTTCTCGGTGTGGGTGAAGTCCTTGGTGTACCCCTGACGGATCTGATCCATCGCAAAGGTGTCACCTTCGGCCTTCGCCTGCGTGTCCCCGAAGGGCACGTAGGTCACCACGCGCTCGAACTTGCGGTCGGACGACTTGATGTTGAAGTAGTCGGTGTAGATCTTCGGCAGCTCTTTGAGCTGCCCCTTCATGATGCCCATCAACGTCTTGTCGACGTTGTCGTTGAGGGCGTCAAACGTGCTGCGTACCTGTGCCATGTCTCAGCCCTCGCTTACTTGAAGAACGCCAGGAAGCCCGACGACGTGTTGAACCGGAACGTGACCGCACCGCCGCTGTCGCCAGCGTTGTCGATGAGGCCCGTGACGATGACGCACTTCGCGGGGGTCGCCAGCGAGGACGCGCCGAGGTTCACCAGATCGATACCGAGCGTGGAGTCGCGGTGGAGTTCCTTCGGCTGCCCCACGATGGTGGAGTTGAGCAGACCGAAGCGCGTACGGGCGCGGAACTCGACCAGCGGGTTCGCTTCCCACACCGGCACGACGGTGCCCTGTGCGGTCTGCGAGCCATTGGCGGTGCTGTTCTCCGCGGCGAAACCGACGACGGTGCCGGCGCCGGGGTTGAGCGAGTTGCTGGACTGGGCGATCGGGACGATGCAGTCGGTGAACGACGTGGAGGCCGTATCGAGGCCCACGAGCTGACCGACGCGGACGGTGTTGGAGCTGATGCCCGTCGACAGCTTCATGCTGCGGGCCGGGAAGGCGCCCCAGGGCGACTTGTGCGGACGAACGAAGTCGCCCGAATTGGGAGTGATGTCTGCCATGTACGAATACCCCTCCGCGCACGTTCGGCGCGGATCACGAACTGCTGTTGTGAGGTGGGGTCAGAAGCGATGCCGGTACCCGACGCTGACCAAGCACGTCGACTACCCGAAACGCCCTGTCGTACGACGCGGAGGCGGCCCGCGAAACGCCCTGTTGCCCGAGGCGGCCGGGTGCGTTCACTGCCGGGTACGGACTCAGTCGGTGAACACGCAACCGAGTCGCGAAACGCCCTTATCCGTGGCGGCCGGGTCGCGGCGGCCGATGCACGAGCCGATCTGGGTTGAGCAGACCGGCCCGTCACCGGGAGGAGGAACAAGCAACCGTGCGACGATGCCAGTATCGAAGGGTTTCTCTTCCCTCGCAAGCGATCTATCGCGGTTAATTTACGATCACGCTGGGAAGCACGGATTGCAGCAGCGGGAGATCCCCCACGCGCAGCACGTTGAAGCCCACTTTGAGGCTCAGGGCCAGCGCGTCGGACAGGTGCCGGTGCGGCAGCGCGGTCCCGTGCCACTCGTCATAGAACGAGATGGACGGCTTGCCCAGTCGGAGCGCGAGCTGCGCCATGCCGCCGTAGGTGCCCACGTAGCCGAGCGCCCGCTGGAGCACTGCCGACTGCACCGCCAGGTTGTTCTGCGGCGTCAGGTCGACCACGTCGGACAGCACGGTCACGTTGGGCGTGTCCTTCGGGATGAAGTCGAGGTGGTCATCGATCGTGTGGGGGTTGTTCAGCACCACGACGTGCTGCTGCTTCGCAATCATGCGGATGCAGTGCGTGGCAAATTCGAGGTTCAGCGGCGAGCGCATGAACGTCGGCCGGAAGTAGAAGCGGACCGCCACGAACTTCTCCGGCAGTGTCACCCCCTCCAATGCGAACGTGGGCAGCGGGGCGAACCTGACGCGGTCCTGCAGCCACGCGATGCCGTGTTCGGCTTCCCAGAACGCCCGTAGGCTCTGGTACATCCACGCCGGGTGCAGCGTCTGATACGTGCGCAGGCCCAGCGTGTCGGCCACATCGCGGTAGACCTGGCGATCGAAGTCGCGCACATGCGTCTGCTTCAACTGGCCGGTGTCCTGATGCCGCAGGCGGTTTTCGACACGCACGGCTTGCGGGGTGCGCATCTCGAAGAGTTCGATCCCCTTCGGGGCGTCGTACCAGAGAGACGCACCGCCCCGGCTGATGGGGATGATCCGCTCTCGGTCGATGCCCATCGTGTGCCGCCACTGTTGCAGCCACGGGAGCCAGTACAGCGCCTCGAAGCCCACTTCCCCGAGGAAGGGGCCGACGAGGATCGGCGCGTCAGACTGCCGGTACGTGTGCTGCCAGAGGGGCCACAGATACGGGCGGCAGTGTCGCTTCCCCGCTGGCGAGGAGGTAGGCGGCTTCTCGGAGGTCTCGGGCATAGTTGAGGTCGAATCCTTCGTGCCCCTCCGTGAAGAACGGGGCGAGTTTCTTGCCGTGCAGCGTGCCGTGCGTCCAGACGTTCGCGCCCCAGCCCATCTCCAGACAGGCGTTTTGGACGTAGTACCGCGGCAGGGACTGCGTAGGCGAGGAGTGCCAGGGCGTCCCGTCTGCGTGGCGCTTGTCCAGCAGGGGCTTGATGGGCATTCCCACGCCGTCCTGTGTCCACATCTTGCCGGGGTGCTGGCTCACCGGCTCTACGGCCCGAATCCCGTCTGCGCAATCGTTCTCGAGGAACGTGCGCCACGCGCGCCGAATGGTGTCAGCGGTGCGAAACGGTGAGGTTGGGCGCAGGATGGCCCACCGCAGGAGCGCCGGCCGGCCAATCGCGTCGATCGCGTGGCGCAGCCATTCGATGTCTGGCGAACTGTCGAGCGCGTAGACGGCCGGACGCGCCAGCACCTCCGCGCCGTGGTGCCGCG